GTGATGACATATATCCCAATGGATATCGGATGCCTTTAGGAGTATATATCATTAAATCCGCAGAAAAAGAAACAGATAGAAAATATCTGGATATTGTAGGTCTGGATCAGATGTCTCTGTTTGATGTAAATGTGGCACAGTGGTATAACAATCTTTCGTTTCCAATGACATTGAAAGAATTCAGATCCAGTTTATGTCAGTACGTTGGTGTGACGGAAAAGGTTCCATCTTATCTTCCAAATGACAGTATTTTGATTGAAAAGACAATGAGTGTAGAAGAATTGTCTGGTCGGGATACTTTGATTGCATGTGAACAGATGAATGGTGTGTTTGGCCATTTTGACCGGGAAGGGATTTTACAGCATATTGCATTGCAACCGAATTATATTTTGGCACCAGCTGAAAATCTGTATCCGTCAGATGAATTATATCCCCTTGTTCCAGGTGAAATGAATGAGCAGGTCTATGATGAAACAATTTCACAAAATCTGTATAAATCCTGTGTTTTTGAAGATTACACGGTAAAAGCCATTGAAGCAGTACAAATCCGCCAGGAAGAAGAGGATATTGGTGCGATCTATGGAACCGGTAATTGTCTGGTAGTAGAAGGTAACTTCCTGCTATACGGCAAGGGCGCAGATGAATTACAGCAGATCGCAGCGGGGATTTATGGAATGGTGAGCAGCCGACCTTATGTTCCTTACGAATGTAATCTGCTAAAAGGCTTGCCATATTTAGAACTGGGAGATGCCGGCTTGATCAAGTCGGAAGAAGGGACAATTGTTTCTTACATCATTAAGAGGACGATGAAAGGGATCCATGCCTTACAGGATACCTATAGCGCAACAGGTGAAGAAATACGAAAGGAAGAGCAGGGGACCAACGCGGACATTATCCGCTTAAAAGGCAAGGCTGCATATTTAAAGAAAAATGTAGATGAAGTATCAGCAAACCTGGTGGACCTAGAAAAACGTACAGAGGCAAAACTGACGATCACTGCAGAACAGATTGCCGCAGAAGTAAAACGAGCGTCTGCTGCAGAAGGAGAATTATCTTCTCAGATCACGATGACGGCAGAGAACATAAAACTGATGGTTAAAAAGGGAGAAGTATCGGCTCAATTATCCATTGAAAGTGGCGGCATTGATATTAAAGGCAATCGCTTTAGCTGGACGTCCACCTATTCTTCCTTGACTGCAGACGGGAAACTGACCGTAGTGGAAGGTCTGTTCAAGGGAAGTATCAATGTTGGTGATGGTCAGTTTACGGTAGATCAGAATGGTAAAGTCCTTGCAAAAAATATAGAGATCGGTACCACTGCTACAGGTGCTACCATTTATGGTGAAACCGTACTTGCATCCAGATTTACATGCAGGGATACTTTTTCTGTAGATTGTTATGCGTCCATGGCGGATATAGGCGCCAATACCATTGGGTGTGACAAGCTCAGAGCCAATACGATCATTGGGACAATAGATGAGTACTCAGACCGAAGATTAAAGGAAAATATCCATAAAGTAGATACAGGAACAGCACTTCAGATCATCAAACAGCTCCAGCCGGTATCCTACAATATGAAACGGACAGACCATGCAGGTATAGGTTTTATTGCTCAGGATGTCCGTAGGATATGCAGAAAGCAGGGGTTAAACCTTCCTCTGTATGGACATAGTGGAAGATATTTTACGATCCCGTATACCAATTACATTCCCCTGCTGGTAGCTGCTATGCAGAGCCAGCAGGAGGAAATTGACAGGCTGAAAAGCCTGATCAGAAAGGAAGCACATGTATAACTTATCAGAGGAGCAGCGGGCAACGTTGCTCTATATTTTTGATCATCTTATTGTAACCGGCCCGGATCAGGCGGCGCTGCTCAGTAATGCAGCGGTTGTTGTACGTGGGTTAGAAAAAACAGATAAAAAGAAGGAGATAAAATAATGGCAGTAAAAACAGTACAGGCCATCATTAATGGCGTAACAACTACATTAACATTAAATTCCAGCACAGGAAAATATGAAGCTACGATCACAGCTCCATCTAAGTCCAGTTATACCATCAATGACGGGCATTATTATCCGGTAACGGTCAAGGCAACGGATGTGGCTGGAAATACAACGACAAAGACGGATTCAGATACGACCTTGGGAGCCAGTCTGAAATTAAAAGTAAAAGAGAAAGTTGCACCGGCTATTACCATTACCAGTCCAACAGCAGGATCTTATATCACCAACAATAAGCCAACTATTAAGTGGAAAGTAACAGATGCGGATTCTGGTGTTAATCCTGCAACTATTGGTATTACCATTGACAGTGGCAGCAAGGTTACAGGTGACAGCATTACTAAAACAGCTGTTACAGGTGGATATGAGTGTACTTATACTCCAACTACAGCTCTGGCAGATGGCAGCCATACAATTAAGATCGATGCATCTGACTTTGATGGAAATGCGGCTACACAGAAGACCGTTACATTCAAGATCGATACTGTACCACCTACACTTTCTATCACAGCTCCGGCAGATAAACTGGTTACCAACAAGACTGCGGTTACTGTTACCGGTACTACCAATGACGCAACTTCCAGCCCTGTTACAGTAACAGTCAAGCTGAACAGTGGTACTGCGGAAACAGTAACAGTCGGATCTGATGGTACCTTTAGTAAGGCACTGACACTGGTTACTGGTACAAATACCATTACAGTTGTTGCGAAAGACTCTGCAGGTAAGACTACAACCGTTACCAGAACCGTAACAGTAGATACAACAGCGCCTGTGATCAAGTCTGTAACGATCAATCCAAACCCAGTAGACTGTGGCAAGACCTATGTGATCAGCGTGGAGGTTACCGACTAATAGGAGGCTATAATGGTCAAACGTGTTTTTGGCCGTGTAGACGGCTGTGAAGTCGAGCTGAACCGATCAGAAGGGGACTGGTGGAATGTACCGGTCCCCTTTGATACGGACGGGGAATATGTGGTGGAGATCCTGGCAGAGGATGAGGCTGGTAATCAGGCATATATAGCAAAGATGTTGTTTGTAGTCAATACAGCATTGCTGTGTGCTCATGTGGAGCCGGTTCCTTACTATGGACAGCTTCTTGAAACGGAATGGGAGGCTGAACTTGTAGCACCGCAGATTTATACGGAACTGTTAGTGGAAGGAGGAAAAAGATGCAACGGGTCCATTTCTATGTAGGTGAAAATAAAAGCATTGGACTTCGGATACACGCAAGAGATCAGGCTCCCTTCACGATCCGGGATGCCACCTGGGAACTTAAAGGCAACTATGAAACCGAAGCCCAGGGTGAATGTGAGATCAATGGGGATGTGATCCGTGCCATGATAGCTCCGCAAAAACGTGTGACCTATCGCCTTTATTTCACCTATAAAGTAGCAGAAGAGATTTTGATGGAATGTATAGAGGTGGTGGCTGAATAATGGCAGACAGTATTTATATCCAATCAGTATCGATCACGCCAAACCCGGTGACTGCAGGCGGGAAGATAAAGATCGAGGTTGAAATTTATACCCTGTATCCACAGACAACCTTATATCCGGCAACCACGCTTTATCCTGGAGAGGATCTGTTTACCCTGCATCCAGATACAGACCTGTATCCATCAAAAGATATTTATCCAACTGAAGGAGGAATAGAAACATGAAATTAAGCAGCTTTACGGCTTATGTAAAACAGCTTTGGAAAAATAAGCCTGATACCAGTACGCCATTATCAGCGGAAAGACTGACACATATGGAGGAAGGAATAAAAGGAAACAGTGATGCCATTGAAGCCATTGCAGCAGCAGTAGTAAGCCAGATCGTTAATGATCCGGATAAGATTGCCAGTATGGCAGCGTTGTATTCTGTAAATCAGAAGATCGGTGATGTATCGAAATTGCCAGACAGTGCAGCGGATGTGGTGACTGCGATTGCTAAACAAAATAGTAATTTAGATTCGGGATATTTTAAAATAAAAGTTAAAACTACAACAATTGTTTTAATTATCGAAGAGTTTACCTTTACAAATGGAGTAGCAACTAAGACACTTCAATCTATTTTTGGAAGCATTCCTACATATGCTAGCGGTATATGTCAAACAAAAGTTGAAGATAGCGGTGCTTACAATTTTACAGCAGTAAAAGACGGAAATAATTTAAAAATTGCAACAGCTGGTTCTACATTTTCCGGAAAAAAATGGGTAACTATGATAATTTTTGGTACGGCTTAATCTACAAAAAGATTGTTTGCTATTGGAATACAAGTCTCTGCAACTGATAAATTAAGATGCTGACAAGGATACATACCGTTTTATGATTTGTCCATCATAAAAGAAAACAAGGGTTAATTTAGATAATGTTGTATCAATTTCCATTCTAGTAATGCTCTTTCCCGCAACCATTATTGGTGAAGTATAAGGAACGCCATCAATCGTAAACGTTACTCCATTATTATTAGCATTCAAGACTACCTTGGAAATATGATTATCTGTGTTGAGTTTGTTTGTTCCAAGAGTTTCTAAATTACTATTTGAAGGAAGAGAAAAAATAAATTGAAAGGAGAAAAATAAATGGAAAAAATTAAAATCACAGGATCTGATGATATATATCAGATCCAGAGTATCAGAAAATCTGCGGAACATGTTCTGCAGATTATTTTTTGCGATGCTATACCAGCATCATGGGATGGAAACATCCAGATATACACTGCTGGCGGTATATTAGCCACTACGCTGACCGGATGGACTACTGTATATCGTGATGAGGGCCAGACAGTGTATCTGTCAGATGATGGCAGCGTGTACATACCGCCAGCTGATCCGGAACCTGTCACTCCACCAGAGCCATATGTACCGACACTTGCGGAACTGCAAGCAGCCAAAAAGCAGGAGATTAGCCGGGCATGCGAGCAGACTATCTATTCCGGTGTCAGCGTGACTCTTGCAGACGGATCTA